GCAAGGTGAGCTCTCTCCGATCCTGCATCTCAAATCCTTTCATCCTCAAGATGATCACAACGGGTTTTCACCGCTGCAAGCGGCGGCCGCTGCACTGGATGTTCATAATTCTGCGAGTTCTTGGACAAAGGCTCTTTTGGATAATGCTGCGAGGCCTTCTGGTGCTATCATCTACAAAGGTTCGGACGGGATGGGCTCTTTGGCGACGGATCAATATTCAAGGTTGATCGGAGAGCTCGAGACCCACCACATGGGCGCGCGAAATGCTGGTCGCCCTATGCTTTTGGAAGGTGGGCTTGACTGGAAGCCTATGGGCTTTTCTCCCTCCGATATGGAGTTTCATAAAACCAAGGAGGCTGCTGCTCGCGAGATTGCGCTTGCTTTCGGGGTTCCTCCGATGCTGTTGGGCCTTCCCGGTGACAACACCTATTCCAACTACCAAGAGGCCAATCGCGCTTTTTATCGCCTGACGGTTCTTCCTTTGGTAAGCAAGGTGGCTTCCGGGCTTTCCAACTGGCTCGGGGCTTGGTTTGAACCCGGTTTGCAGCTTAAGGCGGATCTTGACAATGTTCCGGCTTTGACTGCGGAGCGGGATGCGCAATGGAAGCGTATTGCCGGAGCGGAATTCCTCACCCAATCCGAGAAGCGTTCCATGCTCGGTCTGCCCAAGTTGGCGGAAGATGAATGACATCGGAATCAAACCCAAAAAGTGGGTCCCGATTTCTTTACGAGCCGTTTAATGCGACCGCTGCCAAAGTGGACACCATTGAAAAGGTGAATGAGGAACGTTGGAAGGGTCTGGAGCGCCGTCTAGGCGTCATCGAGGCCATGCTTGAACGTTTGGAGAAGCGCCTGTGGCTCGCGGTTTATGGCATCGCGGCATTTGTTTTGACCCAAGCGGTCTATCAGTTAATTCAACTCAACCCGAACTAGGGAAATCCCATATGTATTACAAAGAACGTGTTTCCGGTCCTCCGGAGACTAAATTTGTGCAGCTTGGCTCGCAAATTGGTTTGTCCGAAGAAAACCGGATTGTTGGATATGCCTCTTTATTCGGGGCAAAGGATCAGGGTGGCGATCAAGTTGAGAGCGGTGCTTATGCGGCGTCTCTCAAGTCTCTCAAATCAGGGGGGCGTGCCGTCAAAATGCTGTGGCAGCATGATCCTTCACAACCCATCGGTGTCTGGGATGAGGTTTTTGAGGACAAGAAGGGCCTTTATGTTTCGGGCCGTATTCTGGAGGAGGTCCGTGCCGGTGCCGAGGCACTTGCCCTTCTTCGAGCAGGCGCGATTGATGGTCTTTCGATCGGGTATCGCACACTCAAGGCGTCCAAAACCCAAGACGGTGGACGGGCGCTAAAACAATTAGATCTTTGGGAGGTTTCATTGGTGACATTTCCAATGCTTCCCGAAGCGCGGGTGCAGTCTTCGCAAGATCAAGAAGAAGATGCGGCACTAGCGCGTGCTCTGGCTGATGTCTTTTCATCCGCCAGCACAATGCTGACGCGCGAGTGACGTCAGTTCTTTCAACCCCTTTTATTTCAAAGGACATTCTATGGCGAAAACCGAACAGAAGGCGCGCTCAACCATGCCTCAGAACGGTCATATGCAAGCGGCTGAAGTTAAAGCTGCGATGACTGATTTTTTTCAAGATTTCAATAGTTTCCAAACTGAACTTAAGTCCCGTATCAAAGAACAGGAAGATCGATTGACGATGGTGGATTTCTCGTGGATCCTGCAACCGCTGACCGGATCACGTCCGTTCTGCGTGGAGCTTCTTCTATTCGCGCGATTGCCAATGTGGTTGCGGTGGACAGCACAACCTTTGATGTTTTGACTGACAAGACTGACATCGGGTATGCCTGGGCCACTGAGACGGATCCCTCCGCTGAAAGCACAACACCTCAGATTGAGCGGATTTCTATTCCGCTCCATGAGCTCTCTGCCATGCCAAAAGCTTCGCAGCGTCTTCTGGATGACAGTGCTTTTGACGTTGAAGGATGGCTCGCAGGTCGCATCGCCGATCGGTTTGCCCGCGCTGAAAGTGGAGCGTTTATCTCTGGTGATGGTGTGGATAAGCCAACCGGTTTCCTCACCTACACAGCCGTCGCTGATGACAGCTGGAGCTGGGGAGATCTGGGTTATGTCGCGACTGGTGCTGATGGTGATTTTAACGCCAATGACAGCGCTGATGCGATTGTGGATCTTGTTTATTCTTTGGGTGCCCGCTACCGCGCGAATGCTTCGTTTGTGATGAACTCAAAGACTGCCGGAGCCGTTCGCAAGATGAAGGACGCAGACGGGCGTTTCTTGTGGTCTGATGGTCTGGCCAATGGCGAGCCTGCACGTCTTATGGGCTACCCTGTTTTGGTTGCTGAAGACATGCCTGACATCGCCAGCGATGCCACTGCGATTGCTTTTGGTGATTTCTCTGCCGGTTATACGATTGCCGAGAGACCGGATCTGCGTGTTCTTCGTGACCCATTCTCCGCCAAGCCGAATGTTTTGTTTTATGCGACCAAGCGTATCGGTGGGGATGTCAGTGATTTTGCGGCCATCAAGCTCTTGAAGTTTGCAGCCAGCTAAATCCATTTCGCATTGGGGCGCTTTCGTTGCGTCCCAATGCGTTTTCAGTTTTTAATTTGTGTCGGCATTTGCGCCTAGTTTGTCGGAGTAAAGGGCAGTTTTTGCTCGTCTCAGGCTAGCTACCGATCTGAGCTCAAGCTCACACACCAGAATGGGAGCGTCTGGCCTACGGCTGATGGCGTGTCCTTGCCATCCTCGCATCGTCCTGTTTGCTGCTCCGCCCAATTCCCCTAGGCGGTGCGAGGGTGGATCAAGGAAATTACGGTTTTTGATCTAGCGTTCGTCGGTTTCACGGCTTGCGCAACATCTCAATAATTGACGTAGAAGTCGGCCTAACACTCACGTTGGTCCGCATAGGAGACTTTACATGATTTTGAACGAAATCTCGGCGGTTCCTTCGAGCGCATTGCCGGTTTCTGAGTTTTCAGAGCATCTTCATTTGGGTTCCGGTTTTGCGGATGATGGTGCTCAGGATTCGATCCCATTCCTGCACATGTTTTGGGACTTCTTGCTCCTTATCAAAAGGTCAGTCTGTCAGGAGGTCTGCGTTGAAATCCCCCATAAAACTGGCGCGTCCTTTGGTTTTGGAAGACCGAGTAATGACCCCGGATGGAGCCGGAGGGTTCGCGGTCTCCTGGAACCCTTTAGGCATTTTATACGGTCAAGTCGTGGCCAGAACCGGCAAAGAAAGAGAGATTGCCGGTCGAATGGTCTCCAGTAACGCGTTCAAAATTACAGTGCGGGCGGCGCCCATCGGTGCTCCATCACGGCCAAGAGCGGATCAAAGGTTACGCGACGGGACTCGTCTCTATTCGCTGATTGCAGTGGTATGCTCTATCAGAACCGCTTCAAAGAGCGGTGTTCGAGGCCCTGCTTGGAGATGCCACTTTGTCCTCTTTTGTGGGCTCGGACATTTATGATGCCCCGCTTCCGCTGGAGGTTGCAAACGGGCCAAGCGAGTATGTCACTTTAGGTGGTGAGTCCGTTCGAGACGCAAGCAGTGGATCAGAAGACGGAGCCCTCCATGACTTCACGGTCATTGTGCATTCCAACGCTTCGGGTTTCATGATTTCAAAACAGATCGCTGGAGCCATTTGCGACGTACTTTTGGATGCGCAACTGCCTTTGGCTCGCGGAAAGCTGGTCTATTTGCGGTTTCTCAAAGCCAAGGCCGACGCGGGCATTCCTCCGGCCCGACGCACAATCACGCTCAATTTTCGAGCATTTGTTGAAGATACATCATCATAGTTAGGATATTTCATGACTGCTCAAAAAGGAAAAGACCTTCTGATCAAGGTCGATATGAACGGAGCCGGCTCTTTCCAGACAATGGCGGGTCTGCGTGCCTCCCGGATTACATTTAACGCTGAAACCATCGACATTACGAACATGGAGAGTGCGGGCGGCTGGCGCGAACTCTTAGCGGGGGGCGGTGGCCGTTCAGCTTCGATCACCGGGTCAGGCGTATTTCGCGATCAGGCTTCTGATGAGCGGGCCCGGGCGATCTTCTTTGGAGCTGAGTTGTCGAACTTCCAGATCATTATTCCTGACTTTGGTGTTGTTGAAGGTGCGTTTCAGATCACCTCGATCGAATACGCGGGCAATCATGATGGGGAAGCGGTTTATGAAATTGCTTTGGCATCTGGCGGTCAACTCCAGTTCACGGCCATCTAATGGTGAACAAACACCGGGGCGAAGTTGAGATCGTCATAGACGGTCACACCCGCAAAATGCGTCTCACCTTGGGTGCTTTGGCGGCACTCGAGGACGCATTGGGTGCGCGATCTCTCGTTGAGATGGTTGAGGCATTTGAGACCGGATCGTTCAAAGCGCGCGACCTTCTTTTGCTTTTATGGGCGGGTTTGAACGGAGGCGGTTGGGAGGTTCCCTTTGAAGATGTCGGGGATGCGGCCATTTCGGGCGGCCCTTTGGAGGCTGCTAAGGCTGGCGCGCAACTCCTCGCTCTCACATTTGGACCGAGCCAATCGTGAACGGAATTTCATGGCCGGAATTGATGAAGTTTGGTCTGTGCGATCTCTCTTTGTCCCCTGAGGTCTTTTGGAGCCTCACACCGGTTGAGCTGATGATGATGGCCGGTCAGGCAGGCTCTCCTCGCGCGATTGGGCGAAGCGGTCTGGATGAATTGATGAAGAAATTTCCCGATGAAAGGGGTAACTGAATATGTCAGATTTTGATGGCAGAGTTGAAAGGCTTGAGACCGCTCTTCAGGACATTGAAACGAGCATGTCAAATACCGAGGTGGTAAGCTCTGCCTTCCGGAACGAAATCGAGTCACCGGTGGTGTTACCTCTTTGGTAAACGGGTTTTTGCCTTTCAAAAATGGCGGTGCAATTTCAAGCGGTCGCGTTCGCGCCTTTGCCAGTGGAGGGATTGTTGATGGACCCACGTCTTTTCCGATGCGTGGCGGGATGGGGTTGATGGGAGAGGCCGGTCCGGAGGCGATTATGCCTCTGACACGTGGGGCCGATGGAAAGCTTGGGGTGAGAGGCGCCGGGGGAGGCGGGTCTGTTCACGTGACCATGAATGTCTCCACACCGGATGCTGAGAGTTTCCAGCGTTCAAAGTCCCAGATCGCAGCACAGCTCAGTCGTGCAATGTCTCGCGGAAATAGAAACCTGTAAGGATAGAACATGAGTTTTCACGAAGTCCGTTTTCCTGCAAGTATCTCTCTTGGATCATCGGGGGGACCTGAGCGCAAAACCGAGATTGTAACGCTTCAGAACGGTTATGAAGAACGCAATGCTGTGTGGGCACACTCCCGGAGGCGGTATGATGCTGGAATGGGCATGGCCTCTTTGGACGATCTTTCGGATGTCACAGCTTTTTTCGAGGCCCGTCACGGTCGATTGTTCAGTTTTCGTTGGAAAGACTGGGCTGATTTCAAGTCCTGTTCTCCCAGTAGTTCGATAGGTGTGTCTGATCAGATTCTCGGGAGCGGAGACGGTGCTCAAAAAGAGTTTTCCTTGCGCAAATCCTATAGTTCCGGAGGTGAGACATACTGGCGGCCCATCAGTAAACCCGTTTTGGGGAGCGCGATTGTCGGGCTGGACGGGGTCACTCTCGCTGAGAACACGGATTATAATATTAATTATAACACTGGAGTTGTGACCTTCGCGCAAGCTCCATCGGTGAATTCCGATGTGACTGCCGGTTTTGAGTTCGATGTGCCGGTTCGTTTTGAACTCGACACTATCGAAACCAATGTCAGCAGTTTCTCCGCAGGCCAAATTCCTAATATTCCCGTGGTTGAGGTGCGTGTCTGATGCGCAAAATTGACCCAACTTTGCAGGCAAAATTAGATAGTGGGGCGACTACTTTATGTCGCTGCTGGCTTGTGGAGCGCGTGGATGGTGTCTCAATCGGTTTCACTGATCATGACGAGCCGCTCCAATTCGATGGATTTGAATTTCAGGCCGGGACCGGACTAGATGCTGCCGCCATAGAAAGCTCAACAGGGCTAAGTGTTGACAACTCACAAGCTGTTGGTGCTCTGAGTTCTGCGGGCCTTACAAACGAGGATATCCGAAGCGGGAAATATGATGCGGCCTCTGTTCGTCTTTGGTTGGTGGACTGGCAAGATCCGAGTTTGAAGATCCTCTTGTTTCGCGGTTTCCTAGGGGAGATCCAACGGGGAGATGGAGCATTTGAGGTCGAACTCAGAGGTCTTTCGGAGGTTCTTAACAAGCAGGTCGGCCGGAGTTTCCTGAAAGAATGCGACCGGGCTTTGGGGGATTCAAAGTGCAAGTTTGATCTGAGTAAGCCCGGATATACCGTTGTCGCTCAAGTCAGCCACATTACTGACAATCGCGCTATTTGGGCTCAAGGTATCTCAGGGTTTCCAAAGGGCTGGTTTGTTCATGGTACTTTAGCTTGGCTCAGCGGTGAAAACACAGGCGTTACTAGCAAGATTAAGTTCGACAACATCAAAGGGTCGGACCGGATCGTCGAAATTTGGGAAGAGGCTGCCAATTCGGTCGCTCTCGGTGATCAATTCAAGCTGACAGTTGGGTGTGATAAATCATCCGAGACGTGTCGAACAAAATTCGATAACTTTCTGAATTATCGTGGTTTTCCGCAAATGCCCGGAGAGGATTGGGTGGCTGCATATCCAACGTCCTCCGGAGTACATGACGGGGGATCCTTAAAACGTGGATGACCCAGAGCACAGAAATACCATTGTCGCAATAGCACGTCGTTGGATTGGTACAGACTATTACCATCAGGCCAGTTTGGAGGGTGTTGGGGCCGATTGTCTTGGGCTCTTTCGAGGTATTTGGCGGGAACTTTTCGGTTGTGAGCCGGCTTATATCCCGTC